TGAAACCACATATTCTATGTATTATCATAATTCTATCCCTTTGCTTAGTGATATACAATGATAACACAATATGGGATAACTATGAAATAGTGAATCATATTGTATTCTTTCAGACCATTTAATTATAAAAAATTGAATATTAAAGCGAATGTCATATCTATTATTTGTTCATATATACTCAAAGGATATGGCTCTATCCTATGGTATGGAATGGTTGGAATCCTACTTCATGAAATGGCTGGAACCATTTGCCCAGAAAGTTGAATTGAATAATGATTTATATATGGAAATCGTGTCTTGGTGTCCAATACAGGACATTTGTCGATGTATACGAGTTTCGAAGAGTTGGAATAAATTGATATCCAATTCACTGATAGTATGGAGTAAAGTGATGCTTCGAGATTATCCGGCATTTTTAGATGACATTTTGTATCCGAAAACTCAATCTATATTACGTTATTATCAGCAGATACATAAACAATTTGAGTACGGCTATTTAATGAAAAATAGAGATAAAAACACAACTGTACAAGTGCGAATTGCGTTAATTTCTGAGTTTCCATTGTATAATCATCATGATGATGAAAACCACATTCAAATTTACTTAAATAGTCAAGGAGATATTTTTAGATATATTTATAAGGATGATGTAAATGATGATGATTTTATTAGACCAACAAAAATCGTGATCCCCGAAAAACTTAAATTTATGCGAAATATTTTTATTGGCACGTCCAATGAGAATTCGATGAACTTCCTCATCCGGTGTAATATTGGAATTACGCAGTCAAATACTATAGTGTTAATAAAAATGTCTGTTCCCAAGTCATTAAATATATTTAACCGTGATCTACTAACTAATATTACATATAGTTGTCAATTGCAATGGTCTTGTCCTATTATATATATGTTTGAGGCAACTATCTTTAATAGCATGGCGTTGGGATTCGTGGATATTGAAGGTGTGGTTGGATTATGTGAATATAAGGATGATAGAATTGTAATAACAAAAATACAAAGCTTTACCAAGGACCAAATCCAATTATTATGTAGTGGAAAGATATCTCTAAATGTAGATGTCCCTAAATCTAGATGTAGACCTAAATATTTATTCAATAGTAATGTACCTATCGATGTAAGTATATATAATTTACATACAAAATATCATTTTTATGGGTTAGGATCTCTGGATGAAAAGGGTAATTATTTTACCAAAGCAAACCTGTGTGATATGAGCTATATAACACAGGTTATTTTCCGTAGATATCGCCGTGGTGATTGTGATAAAGAGACAGTGTATAATTATAGCATAAGATATTCAAAAAAGGATAATCGGTATAAGATTTCACCTATTCGAGATAAATCTGGTTGGTTGTGGTGAATTACCCCTTATTATACCCACATATTCGGATAATAATTCATATGAGCTAAATCGTATGGATCAAATGGTTCTTTTATAAAATTTAAATAAATTAATGAAATCAATAAAATAAGTAAAATAATTAGTGAGATATTCATATATTTTTGTTTAGAAAGTTAAATAGCAACATAATTTGGTTTTCTACAACTTATTCGAAAACAATAATTTATTTCCCTTTCAAAATAAAATTTTAAGCAAACATAAGCTATCCACATAAAAATATTTACTGAAGACATTATAGTTAGCGGCAATATTCCCCTTATTATTGCAATCGTTAAGTTGATACAAATAAATATGACCATTGGAATCAATACTAAACCATTCACAAATGCTGTTTTATGTTTTAGTACATACATTCCTATCATGCCAAATAAGAAAAACATTAGTCCAAACATTGACAAATAGGAGATGACGTCCCATATATCCCATTTAATGGTTAAAACAACTGGAACGGATGTGTTATACATATATAATTTTATATAATTGGATGTATAATACATTATAATATTCAATTTTTTTAAGAAAAAATTACCCTTTGTGGTCAATTTTTTTAATTAAAAAAATGAAAATATAAATATTTAAAAAATCAATAATGGTGAATAAGATATGTTAGGAATAAAATATAAAAAATATAATGGAGGGATAGAACTGCTTGATTTATGTCAAAAAGGTGATTTAAATGGTATTAAATATTTGATTGAAAAAGGTTATGATATTCATATTGAAAATGATGATGGAATTAGATGGAGTGTAATATGTGGGCAACTACATATTTTACAATATTTAGTTTCAGTAGGTGCAAATATTCATGCTAGGTATGATTTTGCATTTAGATACAGTGCAGAAGTCGGGCGTTTAGATATTGTTAAATATTTAGTATCAGTTGGTGCTGATATACATGCGTTTTATGATCAAGCATTAAGATTTAGCGTAAAAAATGGTCATTCAGATATTGTTCAATATTTATTATCACTTGGTTGTAACAAAGAAATAATAAATAATTAATAAAATCTATGCATATCTAGCTATTACTAATAATATTAAATCAAGTACTGATGGACCAATTATACCTATCAATATAGTCAATGAATTCATTGAAGTTACAGTTCCATTAAATGGGAATTCTTTGATGAGGAACAATCCTGCTGTTGCAACCGCTGCAGTTAATACTGAAAATACTATTGCTGCATATGTTACGGAGCTGGTGGTTGTAGTTGTTGTACTGCCTGAAGTGGTAGAAGTTGTTGCACCATTATTAGTAATATAACCATTTAAGGCCATAAGGATAAAAGCGAGGAGACCGACTAAAATAAAAATATATCCGCCGCCTCCATATATTGCGGTAGACTCGCTGGTGTTCCAAGCATATCCGAATGATACAAACATCACACCTAATGTTAGTAATGTTCCGACAAGAGCGGAATATGAATATTTGCTAGTTGTTGTACTCATTATTTATATATTTAATATTAGATTATAATTTATCATAAGTTGGGGCTGTTGGATAATTTGTATAGTTGTGTTGAACATATAAATCATCTATACTTCTATATGTACTATACGTTTTTAAATAATTTTCTCCATCAAATTCTTGTTCTATAATATTTGTTTTATTACATATATTATCTTTCATAAATCTACCAATAAATGTATCCAAATTAAGAACATAATTTTCAAACCATGTAAATGGTATTTGTACTAGAATTTTATCTTTCATTGGAATAATTGTAACTATATTGTTATTTATATAGGTTGTTATTCTAATATTTTCTTTATATTTTTTCACAAAAGTAATTATGGTATCATTATCCACTTTAGTTTCATTACCATCATATAGCGATTCCTGTTGTTTAGGTATTTCCTGCCAAACTAATGGTGTTGTTGTTTTAGTTTCCGGTGTAAGTAAATACTTCAGGAATGCACCGGTTATTGCTCCTAATATAAACTCTATCATTATTATAGGTAAATAAAATAATTTTCTAAATAAATTAAAATTCAACATTTGTGACTTTACCAATCATAACTACGCTGTTACCATCCATGATAGCAATTCGTCCTAATCCCTCACACTTTTCATATGCTTCAACTACGAATGGTTGTTGTGGTTCCCATACAATCTCAGCAGCTTCATTTTGCTTAACATATGGTGGATTTTCTACCTTCTTATTTCCTGTCTCTTTTCCAATTTTCCATGAAATACTAACTATCTTGCATGCACTGCGGCTAGTTCTTGCAAATACAATTGGGGTATAACCAATTTTTAGTTCTCCTGGATGATCAAGAACTTGTACTTGTGTAGTAAATCTTTTGGCTGTTTTCAAAGTATTATCATTTTTTAAAACCATTATATCTCCAATTGATGGAAGATAATCCTTGTTTAAACCTTTAATACACATTCCTACATTATCTCCTGGACCTGCTTCATCTACTTGACGATGATGCATTTCAATACTGAAAACTGAACCGGAGCAATCATTGGATACTTTTCCGGTTGAATCTGTAATATGAGTTGGTAGAAAAACTACATTGTCTCCTTTCTTTACGACACCTTGTTCAACGCGACCAGTTAATACATTACCAACACCTTTGATATTCAATACACCACTTAAAGGTACACGTACCGGCTTATCAATTTGGCGTTTGGGTATTTGAACATATTTATCAAGTGCATCATATATAGTTTCCAAATGAACAGTATCACCATTTATTGTTTTAACATCGACACCTTTCCACCATGGCATATTTTCAGATTTTTTGATTAAATTATCACCTTTCCAACCTGAATAAGGAATAAATGCTACTGAATTAGTTATGAAATCCTTATTCCAACCAACTTTTAAAAGCATATCCTTCATTTCATCTCTTACTTCATTGTATCGTTCTTCTTTATAAAGAGCAAGATCTGCATCCATTTTATTTATTAAAACTATAAGTTGTTTTACACCCAAAAGATTGAGTAATCTAGCATGTTGTCTAGTTTGTCCTTGTACAGTTCCTTCCTTTCTATCACCTTTTTGAATCGATACTCCAAATCCTGAATCGGCGGGAACCAAGATCATACCAACATCGGCTTGAGATGCACCGCTTAACATGTTTTTAATAAAATCTCTATGGCCAGGAGCGTCAATGATTGTATAATGATATTTATCAGTAAAAAATTCTTTAGTAGTGCAACTAATTGTAATTCCTCTTTCTCGCTCTGCTTTTTGGGTATCCATATAAAAAGCAAATGAGAATGAAGACTTGCCTAATCTATCGGCTTCATCTTTTAGTTTTTGCATTTCTCTTTCATTTATTCCACCTAATTCAAAAATCAGACGGCCGCAGGTAGTTGATTTACCAGCATCTACATGACCCGCTGTCACAACAGATACATGAGTTTTATTTATCTTATCAGTCATTTTTTAATATTAATAAAGTTTAATTGATCAGGTAGTTGGGATATCAATTTTTTATAAAAAATTGATATCCTATCTCCTTCATACCATTATTTATATTACATAAAATGCAAAATAATTGTGGTTGCTGCCATTGTAATCAGTTATTTCAAGATCTCAATAATATAAAACCAAAAATATTAGGTTATGTTTTATATTTTTTATTCTTCCTTTTAAATGTTGCAGCTTCTGGAGCTCTAGTAGGTTTAGAATATGAATGTCAAACTGATTCAACAATTCCATTTCTGCCATGGGCGATTGCTAATCTGGTACTTCTAGTCGTCACATTTATAAGCGTTATATTAGTTACATGGTTAGCTGATGAGAAACATTATCTCAAACTTCAATATGCTAATATAGGAATTCAATTTACCTATTCATTCATTTTAGTCATCATGGCATCTATAGAAATTTCAGCTGGTAATTGGGAACAATGTTTCCCTGTATTGACTCAATTAATATTAGCATGCCATTATATTAAAATGTTTTTCGGTCCATTTATTGCATTCTTTGAACATAGAGATAAAATAAATAAAACAACTACTTAATCTGAATCAGATTCAAAATTATCCATCTTATATCTTTCAGGATATTTGCTGGCATGATTTAATATTTTTTCTCTAATTTCATCTGATGCAACATTTATAACAAAATTATCGCCAAAAGTAATATCAACTTCTGGCGTTGTTTCCAATATATGATCGACCACTTCTTTTAATTGATTACCACATGCAAATAACAAAGCTTCTTCTGGTTCCATTATTTTGTCTTTTCTTTTAACATGAGCAAATAATGTCATCATTGCACAACCATGATGTCGCATGTATAAAAATTCGTTCCATAATGCACGATTTCCTTCTATAACTGATGGAACATTATCTACTGGATCCAAAGAAATATTTCTATCATTAACTAAATATTTAAAAAACTCGATTGTTTTATGTGGTTCTAGATCTGCCAAAGCAATTACATGTAAAATTTTACGATTATTTTTAAATAATTGTTCATCGGTAAATGTCTTCAATTTATCTAAATCATTATTGAAAATACAACTATATACTTCGTCATTACGATAATCATTCATTATACTTGGAGGTGTTATTGTTTTGACATATTCGGCAAATAATTCTTCCATATCTATATGGAGTACTATTAAGTATTTATCAATTTATAAATTAATCAATTTTTTGCTTTTACGAAGTAATTGCATGAAAAATTACCTATTGGGTGCAATATTCATCGCAGCGCAATCTATTTATGATTGCGATCAATTTTTTTTCTTAATATAGTAGCATTTTTCATACCATATCTTATTTTATTTTCATCAGCTATTTTTACTTTTTTCTTTTCCAAAATAGAGTAAACATCATTTGGTAATTTAATTTCTTCAAATCCAAATGTTTTATAATAATTAATTAATTTTTGATTATCATCCTGTACCAATAATTTAATATTGGAATAATATTCAAAATTGTTATTTTCATTTATATTATATGATTTACTATAATGATCAATTAAAAAATCTAATAATAACTTTCCAGCACCTTTATATCTATCATCATATATTCTAGAAAAATTAAATAAATATAAAGTATTATCCTCATCAAATGAATATAATTTATTATTAACTATATCGGCTCTAGCAATTACTTTATCCTGATCAACCAATATATATATTCCTTGTTTTGTATCAGATATTTGGCTCAAGAAATTAATATAAGTCCAATTTTTATATTCTGGTTCGATATTAAATGCTTTCATATGAATATCGATAATTTGTTCAATATATTTATCGGAAAAAGAGTTTATTTTCAATACATCCATTTACTTATATAAAATAATTTATCTTAAAATAATTGAACAAATTGTAATACTAATAAAAATACAACCAGTATGAAAATCACTGTTGTAATATCAACTATTATAATAGTTCCTTTATCCTTTGTCGGGATTAAATGACATACACAATTCGGCATATCCCTACAATCCAATTGTCTATATTGAAAATTATTTATTTCAACTGTAACAGGTGTATTGCATCCATTTCCAGAATATACGACAACATTTGTTTTGTGTTTTAGTCTAATATAATTGTCGAAATTAAAGCTGGTGAAGTTTTCTTTATCTCCGAAGAAGGTCATACCAGAATTAACACCTTTTTTATCTTCAAAAGCAATGATACTTGTGTATGTCATATTGTTATTAAAATTGCAATAAGTATTAATATTATATTTAATATGATAACATCCAGGTTGCATAGTGGCTAATTTTATAGGACTAGTGAGAGTTATGTTTCCATTTAATGATGTTTCAGGAAAGAAATGTATTTTATTCGCCATAAGTGGTTTAACTGTATCATTATTATTTATAATTGGAACTAGTTGGGTTGCAAAAGCGCATGTAAATAGTAAAAGTAATAGCATTTTATTTGATATTTATAGCGATAACTTCTAAAAATTGAAAAATCAATTTTTTATTGTTCCATTATTATAGAATAAATAATGCAAGGCATTTTAGAAAGAGTCCCGAAAAAGATTAAAAGGGAGTATAAACGATATTTAAAAAATAAAAAATTCCATGTGATGATTACTAATATATCTTTTTTGAAATTCGATGTATATGGTATTGATGATTATTATAATGTTTCAATGAGAAATATGTTTAGAGTGTTGATGATATTAGATAAATATATTAAATATGATGAAATTTTTATATTATTAGGTATCGCGTTACAATTACCTATCAAAAGGACACCCATTCAATTTATCATTGCGATTTCCCAAGAATATAAAAATTTACTAATTGATCCAATAAATAAGATTTTCGAAAATTTACAAATGAAATTCGAAAATGCTATTGACTACTTCTTTGAAAAAGTTTATCCACAATCAAATATATCAATCATTCCACCACCATATATAGAAAAATATAATAAATATGAATTTGAAAGTGTATATATTAAAGATCATATATTAGCTATCAAATTTTGGATATTATATAAAGAAAATTTAGTTACTATCAATTCTTATAAAGCATTTAACGACGAATAGATCTTTGAGCAACAATTTTTCTAAATCTACTAGGGTTTGTAATAGTTGGAGGGTGATGGATTTGTTGTTCTAATACTGGTTCAGCTTTTTTATTTTCATTTATCAATTTAGTTATTCTACCATCACTTTGTCCATTTTGTATCAATAATTTTTCAGTTTCTGCAATTATCGATAATAATGTAGCAATTTTCAATTCATGATTTTGTTTTATTAAATTAATCATATTATCAACACATACTTTTTTATGTTGCTTAAGTACCATTTTATCATCAAATTTTTCATTGCAATATCTACAATTATTCTTTGATTCATTCTGTGGTTCATTTGATGTTTCATTTTTTGATTCATTTTGTGGTTCATTTTGTGGTTCATTTTGTGGTTCATTTTGTGGTTCATTTTTTGATTCATTAGATGCTTCATTTTGTGAGTCATTACTTGGTTCATTAGATGCTTCATTTTGTGAGTCATTTTTTGATTCATTAGATGTTTCATTTTTTGATTCATTAGATGCTTCATTTTGTGGTTCATTAGATGCTTCATTTTGTGGTTCATTAGATGTTTCATTCTTTGGTTCATTAGATGTTTCATTCTTTGGTTCATTCGATGTTTCATTAGATGCTTCATTTTTTGATTCATTAAATGCTTCATTTTGTGGTTCATTTGATGTTTCATTTTGTGGTTCATTAAATGTTTCATTCTTTGGTTCATTAGATGCTTCATTTTTTGATTCATTAAATGCTTCATTTTGTGGTTCATTTGATTTTTCATTTTGTGGTTCATTAAATGTTTCATTCTTTGGTTCATTAGATGGATCATTTATTGATACAATGTTTTGTGCTTGGATTATATCTAGATGTCTTTTACTTTTTATATGTTTATCTAGTTTAGTTTTAGAATTTGTAACATAATCACATTGTTTACAGTGAAATTTCATTTAATCTATAATTCTAATAATATTTTTTATAATTATTTTGAACCTAACTAAACTTCCATAATTTATTTTCAAGCAATGGCCCAAATTATGAAATCACATATTCTATGTATTATCATAATTTTATCCCTTTGCTTTATCCATCGATCCATGATATTC